TCCCGCACACGATATACCCTGCCAAGTAGAATACCGATCCCAGTTCCGTCTTAGTCTCAACCCCTCGTCATAAATCATATCAGTAAGTTCAGTCGGTACTACTCCCTTCAGAATCTGATAACCTAGTTCATGAAATTTTTCTATGTCGTAGTTATATTCACCTTTCACCAGCTGATCCCTACTTGTTACCTGTGTTCTTCTTGTAGTTTATTTCTAAATTAGGACGAACTTTGAATGTCGTCACTACGGAACTCTTTGGGATACTGAAGTCATACTTCATTGCGAATGGCAACCATGGAGCCAATTCGACCTCCATCTTACCATCTCTAATTTCACAAAGTAGTTCCTGAGTTTCCTCGACTAAGAGATGCTTTGAAAAGGGTTTGTCTGTGACAAACCCCATAATAACTTCTCCACCTATAATTTTTACTGCGAGAATTTCTCTAGACACAAGCACGTACTTGTTCTTGAAGCTCTACTGAGCGTCTACCAACTTGTCCGAACCATTTTGAATCTTCCATTTCTACTGCCATCTTTTCCCAGTCTTCAGATACAACACCTTTCCACATGTTATTAAATTTACCGAAACGACTTCCACCCAAGTTGAATGTCATGTTGACTAGAACGTGTTGAATGTTTTCAGGAAGACTGTAAAAGTCCTCTCCGCCTTTTGATTCGAATACATGGATTGCTTCATCGACATGTTTGTCGAAGTCATCTTCATAGTATGCATCTACAACTTCTTGTGATACTGGTGTTCCAGCAGGTTGACCGTATTCATAATCGCCATCTTTGATTAGATGTCCAACACCTAGTGTCAAGTATCCTAGTGAATCTGCATAGACTTCTAGTACTTCACCCTCGTGTCTTTTAATCTGTTCCTTTAGTATCTCTTTGTTCATTGTTTGTAACTTCCTTCTTTAGTTGGGTCTCTATGAGCTCTACCAAAATATCACCCATTAGATTGTTTAAATTCTCATCATTATTTAGTGTCTCTTCAGTCTCACCCTCAGGGCATACAACGATATTACGTTTGAAGTTTAGATGATTTGTACCTTCTTTTAGTTGCACATCACCATACATGTAGATGGTTCCAGCAAACTCTCCCTTAAGGATTTTGATTCCAGCTGAATCAATCTGATCATTCTCGACAACCATATACATTCCGTTATCAAATAGCTTACTCATGAAAACCATCCTACGAGTATATTAATCATTATAAAGTACACACATATAAGGTTGGAGAGAACAATGAATGTACGAATCATACTAATACGATTTTCGTTGGTAACATCATACCCATCTTCCTCATCAAATGACCCTAGTGCGTGTTTCCACACTGTCCATAACTTATTTTCTTCACTCATGACTCTCTCCAATTATAAGTAGCATCACTACTCATAGTGTCGTATATATTAGGATGTGACATCAAGTGTCTTCTATATGGTGTCCACTTAATACCTCTACCCCAACCACACTGATTGAATAATTCTTGTTTTGATACCGATCCATGTTCTTGTATGTACTCGGCAAGTTCTTGTGTCTTATCACTGTTGCACGGTTTGTGTAATAGTGTATAGATTTTGTGGGACATCTCAATACACTTCTCTTTGTACATCAAATTATCTTTCAGCCAGTTTACTGCAATATCTGAACGCTGTTGTCTGTGATCAGGATCATCTAAGTATTTGTTTAGTAGTGCAAGTACATCCTCATCAGTTTCAAAAAACTCAGCATCACCCTGTAGCTCTTCATAGTAGTCGCCCTTATAGAAAATGTAAGGGACACTATTCATCATACCATCTGTAGCTGCAACACTCCATCCACCATATGTTTGTTTAGGGGCGAATCCTACATAACACTCTTGCAACTTCTCGTAATATCCGTTCTTATCAAACTTCTCATTTGTTAGATATGGTTTTTTGAAACTACCATCAAACAATGGAGCCCATACTGTAAAGTCTTGTCGTTGTTTCCACAACTCATCCATTGTAGCAATGAACTCATTCCAAAACTTATACGATTCACATCTATGATTGAATACAATAGTTCTACGTAAGTGTTCAGCACTAGGTTTAATGTCTTCTTCTCTAACGCCCAAGTGTTGAACCTCTAAGATTCCATCCAATTCCGCAATCGTTTTCTCATTGAAGATATCTTTGGCTTGAGATAAGACCATATCTTTTTGACACTGTGTATTGATATAACAAGTATCATATTCTAATAACCCTGTAATGTTTTGTTTGAATGCACCTTTATGCCAGGCAACGATATGATCGAAGTCAAACCAATGAGCGTACCCGATTACCTTTGGGACGTGATGTGTCATGTTGTGTACGGTGTTGACTAATTGATGTGTGTGTTCAGGTAAGTGTGACATGATGATATCAAAATCCTTATCATGTCCTACTAGTTTTCTAACTGCTTCAACATCGAAATGACTTCTCATTACTGGCGGATATGTTGGTACTGGTAGTATTAGTTGTTCGGTATTGTCAAACGTCAGCCCATCAATATGTGTGGGTGATATGATATGCCAAAAGAAGTTGAACTCTTGAGTCTCTTTAATCATGTTCTTTAGAACCTGAACATACGAATCTTGTTCTAAGTTTTTCTGCCATGTGATATTGGGATACACCAATATTCTAACGGTTTTTGCATATTCTTTTTGTGAGTAAAATTTATCTAGCATAATATAAATGGAGCGGGTGGAAGGTAATGCACCTCCGTCTGTTGGGTGGAACCCAACCGTAATACTTTTATACTACACCCGCTTTGATTGAACCAGTTTTCTTAAGTTGGTTGATGAGAAGGAATGTTTCCTGTTCGTATAATACATATTTATACCAAGTTCCTTGCCCGTAAATTCTCTGTCTTTGTAGTCTTCACCTATGAATCTAATGTCGATAGGTTGAGACTGAAGCATATCAATTAAACTTTGTTCTGTATCATATGGTATCACTTCGTCTACCATTTGTAAAGAGGATAATTGAACATACCTTTCATAAACTGATTGTATTGGTTGATTCTTCGACTGTCTATCTATAGATGGGTCTGTTTGCAATCCAACGATAAGGTAGTCACAGTTAGTCTTAGCTTCTTTTAACATCACTACATGACCAGCATGTAGTAGATCGAACGCACCGCAAGTAAATCCAATCATCTTATGATGTCAATTGTATTCATTGTGTTCTGATTCCATACTTCTAAATCTGTTCTGTTTCTTCCTTGGGCAACTACATTGTCGAATCTCTTACTGGCCATTTTTCTCCACCAAGCGATCACACCTTCCATTTCAAACCTATCAAAGTTTTCTGCTTTGATCAATTGATCAGTCTTGCCCAATATAACTTCTCTAGTATTGGAGTATCCCCACTCAGACATGTAAAATCTTTTCTGAGTTGTAACACCACTTGCCTTTTCCATGGCTTTACAGAAGTGTTCATAACCAAGTGTATCGTGTTTCTTTAAATTCTGTTTGACCAAACTAACCATTTTAGTTTGCATCTTAAGTTTACGTGATGAAGCACCCTTGTGTATTAGGTCGTCTCCACCATTCTTTTCTGTGAACCAATCTCTTAATTCGAAGTATATCTCTTCTCCTAATGTTAGGAGAAATTTACTTTGTGTATCACCCTTGTATCTTAGGAATGGTCTCATCCCATCGTACATGCTTCCGCCCTTAATGTTTCCATACAGGGATGTGGTTTCAAATAAACACATCTTTGTGTTGTATTTAGCATTCAACATTCTACGTGTTTCATGTGAACAACAAATAGCAGCCAGCAATTTACCACCAAGATAATTATATCCGAATGGTTGGACTGGGACGATATTGAATCCCATGATGGCACGTTTGTTAAATATATCTAAATCGGGTGTATCTCCAAGGTAATCATTCCTTGGTTTACTATTGATGAGTGGTGAACCATATCTAATGAATCCCACTACGGTGTCTGTGTTGGTCTCTTTGACCACTAATTTCATACATTTGCCTGGCGATTCATCAGGCGAAAATGATGCAGTCTTTTCTAACATTGCATTGAATGTTTCGTTTGGTATTGTTGTTACCTTGAAATTCATATCTTGGGGGTGCATGTTATAATTCTGAAACATGTCATCCTCAAGTCCAAATCCAAATAATGGAGCAGGCAAGTCCTTCACTCTTTCGATTTTCCTTGCACGAAAATAATCGTCAATTCTACCGAAGTCTGCAAAATAGGAAACGAGTTTACCCGCTACCCATAAGGTATCTTGCCTGCTTAATTCCATTAAATATTCTCTAATACATTGTCAGGTGTTGAGATTTCGAACGGATCATTAACGATATTATGATCTATGCCGTCTTCAGCAAAGATGGATTCAATGACGTTATCGTTGATAACCATTGCATATCTCCATGATCTAATTCCAAATCCTACATTACCTTTCTCAACCGCAGCTCCAATCAGATTAGTGAACTCACCATTCCCATCGGGAAGTGGGTACACGTTCTGAACTTCATGTTGGTTGAACCATGCATTCATAACAAAAGTATCATTTACGGATAAACAATACATTTGCTCGATACCCTTTGCTTGGAATTCTGAGAATTTCTCATCAAATCCTGGCAATTGATAATCGGAACACGTTGGCGTAAAGGCGCCTGGCAGTGCAAAGAGAAGTACTCTTTTCCCCTCAAATTGAGAAGCAGTATTCAAGGTCTGAAAGTCTCCATCCACACGGATGGGAAGATTGACGCTTGGTACTGTATCACCTACTTTTAACATAATATATCCTCATAGTTATAAAAGATACACCCATTGTATCACCAATGAGTGCATCCGTCAACAGGGTTTTTAAGAGACTTTGATTACTTCCGGCTTATCTTCTTCAGGAACTTCTCTCACAAGTTGAATGGATAAAATACCATTCTCAATGTGTGCTGTATCAATTATGATATCATCAGCAAGTGTGAAAGACCTTTTGAAGGAACGGGTAGCAAGAGCCTTATGAAGGAACTCTCTCTCATCTTTCTCTTCCTTTTCACCTGTGATAACAAGTTGGCTCTTCTCTTTAGTAACAGAGATTTCCTTCTTGTCAAATCCAGCCACTGCGATTTCAATGCTGAAATCTTCATCACTGTGTCTTACAATGTTGTAGGGTGGATAGTTTGTGGAATCGTGCATAGTTTCTGCACGGTTTAATAGTTGAACGGTTCTGTCGAACCCTATTGCGAATGGGAATGATTTCCCGAATACGTCATACGATAATGTCATAGCTTTTCTCCTTTGTTTTAAGCAAGATTATTATAATGTAACCCCTAATGGGCATTACACTGGTATTTATACAGTATAGACTAGTATGTTTTAAAAATCAAGAGGTTTTTGAAATTAATTGCAGCTTTGATATATTATATGGGCATTGTTTACAACTGCGGTGCCAGTGGTAGCAGACATAAAATCTCTCATGAGGTGGAGATCACCAAGATATATAATAGGTGCTATTAGAATTGCCTTGGTTAATATGATTTGTAGTAATTTGGGTTCATCGGGGAAGAGTGGATTCTTTTCTTCTACACCCTCACACTTAAGTCCTTCGTAAGTAGTATAGACATCCAGTGCTTGGAATGTCCAAAAGAGTGTCCATTGAAGTGCTTCTTGGGGTTCGTTGAAATCAGATTGTGTAAACAGTAACCATTTCGGATTTTCCTTTAACCGTGATTCTGTCAACTTCAGAGAATGCTCTAGATGGACACTGTCGATATGTTTCTTCGCCCAACAACACGTCCACCCCATCATAATTTCTTGTTTGTCCTTCGAGTCTAGCACCAAGGTTGACGGCATCTCCAATGACGGAATAGTCAAATCTAAGTTCAGAGCCCATGTTTCCAACGATACACTCACCAGTATTAATGCCAATACCAACATTGATGGACGGAAGACCGAGCGGTTTGAGTTCCTCATTTAGCACCTTGGTTGCAATTAGTATCTCTTCAGCCGACTTGACGGCAAGTTCTGCGTGGTCGGGACAATCAAGAGGTGCATTCCAAAATGACATGATACAGTCGCCCATATACTTATCAATTGTTCCACCATTATTTAGGATTATCTTGGTCTGCAT